GAAGAGATTGAGAATGGCGAGCACACTGATTTATCTTGTGGCTATGACTGTGACATAAATGATGAAGAAAATCCGTGTCAGCGTAATATTCGTGGCAATCACGTTGCGTTATGTCAACAAGGTAGAGCAGGAATTGCAAGAATCGTTGATAGTGTAAAAGATAAAAAATATGAATGGTTCATTAGAAAATTGCATCAACCTGCAAACGGTAAATATTGGTTTGAAATAGCTGATAGATTAAGCGATAAACATATTTATTCATTAGCCGAGACTGAAGAAGAAGCAAACCAAAAGCTAAAAGAAGCAGAAAAATTGAATGACTCTGTAAAAGATGAAGATGCTCAATATAATTGGATGGTCGAATTAGACCGAAATAATATCGATTATGTCTTTATCAATGGCGGCTATGGTATGGAATTTAGAAATCAAAATGACTATACTAAAGCAAAAGAATTAGCCAAAAAAGTCAATTACACTCAAGGTCATTGGGATGACAAAAAATTGACATCTTTTGATTATCGTTCAACAAGAATATCTAATGAACTTGACTCGGTTAAAGATAGTCTCAAAACTTTTGAAGTTGAATATAAAGACGGCAACAATGTTGTCATTCAGTTAGTTAAAGCAAAATCTCTTGAAGACGCAATAAAGAAAGCAAAAAAGCTTAAGAAATGAGTAGAACATATACTCACGTAGGTATTGACAGTGATGAAATTCATATCAAAACATTTACAATTGCAACAAGTGTAGGTGTTAACAGATGCCATCGTCAACAGTGGAAGTCAAGCAACAAATTAAAGATATCTTAACTGAAATAAGCAAATATCATCTTG